GCCCGCGCCGGTGCGCAACAACAACCCCGGCGCCATGATGCCAGGCGGCAAGCTCGCGCAGTATCCGGACATGCAGACTGGCTTGCAGGCGCTCGACCAGAACCTCGCGAGCTATGGCAAGCAGGGCGTGAACACGATCTCGGGCGTGATCTCGAAGTGGGCGCCCCCGAACGAGAACAACACGCAAGCCTATATTCAGGACGTGTCGCAACGGCTCGGCATCCCGCCCGGCCAGAAGATCGACCTGTCGAACCCGCTTCAGCGTCAGGCATTGTCGACGGCAATCGCGCTGCATGAGAACGGGCCGGCCGGTGTCTTTGGCGGCGGCGGTGCTGCTCCGCAAGGTGGCGCGCCGGCCGCTGCGCCGCCGCTTGGCACTCAAGCTGGCGCTGAGGCCGGGTCGCGCAATCTTCAGGATGAGCTGTCGAAGAAGTGGACCGACCTCAGCGCGGCCAATACGCAAGCGCAAGGCGTCATTTCGAATCTGCAAAACATCAAGACGTGGGGCGCGAAGGCCGCGACCGGCCCGCAATCTGATCGCCTCAATTACGCGAATGGGCTGCTCTCGCTCGCCGGCAGCGAGAAGGCTACCGACGCGGTCACGGCCAACGATCTGTTGAACAAATATTCGAATCAGATTACGGCGCGTCTGAGCGCTGGCGGCATGGGTACTGATGCGGCGCGGGCGATTCTGCAATCCGCCTATCCGAACTCGAATATGACTGATGCGGCGAGAAATGAGGCTGTCGACAATCTGGTTGGCGCGCAACAGATGGTTCAGGCCAAGGCGAAAATCCTCGCGCCGTTGCGCAATAAGGGCGACGCGCAGGGTTACAACGATACCGAGGTGCAGTTCGACCAGAACGCCGATCCGCGCATTTTCCAGTACGCGAACATAAAAGATCCGACCGCGCGCGCGGCATTCGCCAAAAACCTGATGCAGCAAGACCCGACGATCGTGAACAAGATCCAGTCGCTGCAAAAGCTCGGGGCGCTGCAATGACGGACATCGCCGCTCAGTTCCTCGCTGATGCGGGCGCCGCGCCGGCAAGCACTGGCGCGACTGCCTCTGCTCCAGCTGCGACCGGCCTTGCAGCGCAGTTCCTCGCCGACGCAGCGGCGGCACCGGTCCCGGCGTCAGCAACGGGCAGCGCGGGAGCTGCGGCATCACCCCCCGTTGTTGGGCAACTTGCGCATCAATTGGGGCTGACGGCACGCGCGGGCATCACCGGGATAACGTCGCTGCCGGCGATGGCTGGCGATGCGCTCAATGCCGGCGTGAACAAGATCTTCGGCACGCATCTCGCGCCCGTGTCGCAATCGGTCCAGAACATCGAAAACAGTGCGGGCCTGCCGCAGCCGGCGAACGCGACAGAGCGCGTCGTACAGGACGCCGCTAGCGCGATGGCTGGCGTTGCTCCGTCTGTCGGTATCGGGAAGGCAATCGCGGGCGCTGCGTCGCCTGTGGCGCAGGCTGTGGGCCAAGCGTTGCAGACTGCGCCCGGCGCGCAGATCATGGGTTCTGCCGGCGCGGGTGCGGGATCGGGCGGGGCGCGCGAACTCGGCTTGGGACCGGGCTGGCAAATCGGGGCAGCGATGCTCGGCGGAACCGCTGGTGTCGGCGCTGGCTCGCTCGGCACCGCAGGCATCCGCGCGCTTACTCCGCGCTCGATCAGCGCGCCTCCGATGACGCCGGCCGCCGCCGCCTCACTTGCAGATGCCGGTGTCGATCAGGTCGCCAAGGAACTCGGACCGCAAGCGCGCATGACCTATGCGCCTGATGCGTCCATGACCGGGCCGGTGGATCCGAACAATCCCGGCGCGATGATGTCGCCAGCGAAACAGCAGGTCGCGACCCGGTGCAATATGCACTTGAAAAAAATATGCGCGGCGCGCCCGGTGTTGGCGAGCCATTGATTAATCGTTTTAACCAGCAGAACACCCAGCTTCAGCAGGCGCTCTATGGGCTCGCCGGCATCCCGGCTGATACCTATCAGGCGGGTAATGCTCTGGTGGGCTCCCTGAAGTCTATTGATGACGGAATGCGGCAACAGGTGAGCAATGCCTATGCCGCAGCGCGCGCGTCGAGTGGCAAGAATCTGGACGTGCCATTGACCGGGCTCGCGCAGGACTATGCGCAAGTGCTGAACGACTTCGGCGACAAGGTGCCGAGCGGCGTGCGCAATAACTTCAATCAACTCGGACTAATGGGCGGCACGCAGCAGAAGACGTTTTCCATCGAGAACGCCGAGAACCTGCTGAAGGTCATCAACGCGAATCAGAGCAATGATCCGGCGACGAACGCTGCGCTCGGCACGCTGCGCACCAGCGTGAAGAATGCCATTCTCGGCGCTGACGATCAGGGCGGCGTTTATGCGCCGGCCCGCGCTCTCGCCGCGCAGCGTTTCGCCCTGCAAGACCAGATCCCGGCTCTGGAAGCGGCCTCATCCGGCACGATCAACCCGGACGACTTCGTTCGCAAATTCATCATTGGCGGGAAGACAGATCAGGTCGGCGCGCTGGCGAACCTGCTGAAGGCGCAAGATCCAGGCGCGTTCAACGAAGCGCGCGCGCAGATTGGCAGCCAACTCGCGTTAAAAGGGCTGGGCAACAATGTTTCCGGCGATGCGCCATTTAAACCAGATAGTTATGCAACACAAATGGCGACCTTCGGGCCGGCGAAACTAGGCGCGTTCTATACGCCTGACGAGATTAACCAATTAAACACGATTGGTCGAGTCGGAGCGTACATGAATTCGTTCCCCTCATCAGCGCCAGTAGGAACATCCAACACGGCTGCCGCTCTCGGGGCGATGGTCGGTAATGGCGTGAAGAAGATCCCCTATGTCGGCGGCCTGATCGAGAACGCGCAGAACCGTACGCTGGTCAATCGCGCGCTTGCCGCCCAGCTATCAGATGCGGCGAAGCAGCCGATTAACACTCCGACGCAGAACGCTCTGGGGGCGCTGATTTTGCAGCAGGCGCCACGCACGCCAAGCGGCAACCGATGACTTCAGGACCAAGTAAATGGCAACGCACATCATTGGCGCCAGCGCCGTAATCGAATTTTGCATAGGGGCTCACTCATGAAGGGCTATTTGACGTTTCGCTGCCTGACGCAATCTTTGCCGAGCGTTATGACATGCGCGGCAGGCGCGGCCATTCTCGCCATTTGGCATTGTGTTTGCCGGCGTGAATTCATGACCGTGCTTGCAATGGGTCTTTGCTCGATTGCGCTCGCCGTTTGCAAGGCCGCCAAGACGCAGACCTTCGTGAAATGTGCGGCGTTCCGGTGCAAGCAATTCTGCCATTGTCTTGGCATTTTTCGCCCGCGCGACAATCGTGTCAGGCTTAAATCCCGATCTTTCGGCGAGTTCGGCGATCGTGTATTTCGCTCCATCAACCTCTATGAAAAGTGTCACGCGCCTGTTGCGCATCTGTTCTTTTTGTGTCGCCCATTTGCAATTTCCCGGTTCGTAATTGCCATTATTGTCGCGACGTTCAAGCGTATAGCCTTCAGGGCGCGGTCCCATATCGGTGACGAATGCGTCGAAAGATCCTTTCCAGCGCTCGCAAACGCTGATCCCGCGAGCGCCATAGTCTTTCCATGGCTTGGCGTTTGGGTTCCGGCATCTGTTAAGCATGCCTTGCCAAATGCTGTAGAGGGGATGTTTAGATCTCATGCGCATAGAGGGCTCCTGGTCAGGATGCCCAATTATCTCACGCGCATGCCATTAAACTAACCGGGAGAACGAAAATTCCATACAACGGCGCAGGCCAATTTAATCTGATTTTCAACTGGCAAGCCGACGCAGCAAACGGCCTGAATATCAGTTCCTCGCGCATGCAGGGGCAGGATGCCGACATTGCGGCCGCGCTCTCCATCTGCCTGACCAAAGACGGTCAACAGCAGGTCGCTGCGAATCTGCAAATGGGCGGCTTCACGCTCACGAACATGGCGAACGCCATCGCGCAGAAGCAGCCGATCAGCGTGCAGGACTTCCAGAATGGTACTCCAACGTGGCTCGGTACCGTCAGCGGAACCGACACGATCAGCGGCGCCACGAACATTGCGCCCGCGGCCTATGCAAAGGGGCAGAAGTTCCGCGGTATCGCGGCCGGCGCCAACACGACGAGCGCGGTCACGCTGAACGTCAACGGGCTCGGCGCGGTGCCGGTCGTCAAGAACGGATCGAGCGCCTTGGCTCCCGGCGACTTCGCATCCGGCCAGATCTTCGAAGTCTCCTATGACGGCACGAATTTTCAGGTCACCGGCGCGAACAACGGACACGGCGCACTGATCAATACGCAGCTCATCACGGCCACCAGCACCTACACGCCGACACCGGGTGCGACCAATGGCTTTGCATGGGTGCAGGGCGACGGCGGCGCAGGGGGCGGCACACCAACCAGCGTAAGCGCCAATTACGTGTTGGCGGGCGGCGGCGGCTCGGGCGGCACGTTTGCGATTGTCCGACTGCCGACCTTGTCGAGCCAGACCGTGACCATCGGTGCCGGCGGCGTTGGCGTCGCGGGAGCGATTGGGGGCAATGGTACCGGGACATCGTTCGGCGGTCTCTGCATCTGCCCGGGTGGCTTGGGCGGGGCCGTCAGCATTACGGGCGTCGGCGGTGCGCAACCGGGCGACGTTTCCGGAGAGGTCGCCAATGGACCCGGAGCACCGACCGGCACTGGAAATATTGTTTTCGTCAAACGTGGCGAATGCGGTCAGCCCGGTCTTGCCTTGCAGAATCCGCATGGCGGCGCCGGTGGCAATAGCTATTGGGGCGCTGGCGGTCCGGGCGGCGGGGCCGGCTTCGGCTCAGCCGGGTCGAACTACGGTGGAGCGGGTGCCGGGTGCGCGCGCACCGTTGGGGGTGGGGTAGCAGCGGCAGCGGGCTTCAACGGCGCACAGGGCGCGGTGCTCGTCTTCGAGTACGCATAAATCAACACGTCACGGGGAAAATGACATGTGGAGCTTTCTAGGTCGGTACGCAATGAATTGGGTGATGCTCTCGGACCGGGCATTGAACGTCGCCTTCGGCGGATCGAGCGACGAGACGATGAGCTCGCGTGCGGGAAAGGGAATGAAGGAAGGGAAGGCGTGGGCATGCGTGCTCTGCAAGTTCCTGAATCTCTTCCAGCAGGATCACTGCCTGAAGTCGATCAATCCAGACGACGGCGTGAACGCCACCATACCGGACTGACGCCATGAACACTCAGCACGCAACGATCCTCTCGATGCTGCCTCCATGGCTCGGTATCGCATTGGGCCATATCGTCGACAACGCGAACATCTCAAACATCGCGTCGATCGCCTCGATTGCCTACTGTCTGGTCGGCGTCTACGTCATGTTGAAAAGGGGTAAGCCATGAGCAGCTTTGATGATGCATTCGCGGCGCTGCTTGGGAATGAAGGCGGCTATGTGGACAACAAAGCCGATCCCGGTGGCGCCACGCGCTGGGGCGTGACAGAGCGCGTCGCGCGCGCCCATGGCTATACCGGCGACATGCACGACTTTCCGCTCGAGCAGGCCAAGCAGATCGCCAAGGGCTGCTATTGGGATCCGTACCAGTGCGACCAGTTCGACCCACGCATCGCGTTTCAGGTGTTCGACGCGGCATACAACGGCGGCCGGCCGGCGCAGTGGCTACAGCAGGCAGTCGGCGCGACTGCTGACGGCGTGATCGGCGCGAAGACGATCGCCTCGGTGCGCGCAGCCGATCCGATGAAGATCGTCATTCTTTTCAATGCGTCGCGCATCCTTTATTACACCGGGCTCAATGCCTGGGCCGAGTTCGGCAAGGGATGGGTAAATCGAATCGCCGGTAACCTGCGGAGGGCGGCATCATGAGTTGGAGCGACGTTGCAAGCGTGGTAGAGAACTTGGCACCGACGATCGCCAGCGTCATAGGCGGCCCGCTGGCGGGCTCGGGCGTGTCGGCCCTTGAGAAGCTGTTCGGACTGACTCCGGCGCCCGCTGCGAGCGTCTCTGACCGTGCAAACGATGTTGCCGCAGCGATTGCCGGCGCGACGCCGCAGCAACTCGCGGACATGCGAGCCGCAGACCAGAATTATGCGGTCGCAATGGCGCAGGCAGGGTTCAAGGATACGGAGACGCTCGCCAGTCTGAAGGTGCAGGACACGATCAGCGCGCGCGACATGCAGACCGCGAACAAATCGCCCGTTCCGGCATGGCTGACGTTCTGCGTGACGGTCGGATTCTTCGGGATGCTCGCCGCGCTTTTCGTGGTGAACGTGCCCGAGGCGAATAAAGCCATCGTTTTTAGCTTCATCGGGACGCTCGGCACCGCATGGCTTGTCATCATGCATTTTTGGTTCGGCTCTACCGCGGACACGGCTCAGGTCAACGATCTGCTCGCGAAGTCCACGCCGGCCGACAAGTAATCACTGAGACGCGGGGCACGGCGGCGCATTGGCCGCCGTCGTCTCGCACGGTCGAAGCTGCGGCCCGATCGAGAACTGAGCCTTGGAACCCGCCACCGGCTGATCGTTGCCACCCCCACCGCAACCGGTCAGCAGCAGCGCTATGCAGAATGCAATTCTCTTCATGGCGTCCCCCGCCTTTCGTCTACTTATTGGATATCGGCACGATACTCCGATTTCTTGAGGCGTTCAAAACCATTGCGTAAGTACTTGATTTGTTTACGACTCGATAGGACGTTTTAGCCTGTATTTTTCATGGAGAAATAACTCCTATCTGATTGATTTTGTTTGGAAAACGCGTGTTTTCCGAAATGTTTGTTTCAGAACTATGATTCGCCCCGCAAACCCTTGCTGGGTGGGGCCTGTTCAAAATTTGTTCACTAGATGTTCAAAACTCACGCGCTGATCTTTACTCGGATCGGCTCAATTCCGCGCCCATCGGCATACAGATCAGCCGCAGTTTCTGTCATGTGGCCAAGTAGGGCTTTCGTGTCGACGCCACCCTGTTTCTCATAAAGTCGCTTCGCAAGGCTTCGCAGCTCGTGAAAGCTCGGGGCGTCGTCGCCTTCGATGCCGGCCAGCTTCCGCGCGTCGGCGAATGCGTTGGTGATCGCGTCGAGCTTGATCGGTTGACCGCTCCTGGCTCCGCCCTTGTTGCGCACGTGATGGATCAGATATTTGCTGACGACGCCGGTCGACTTGCACCGCGCGATAACATCGGCGAGCGACATGCCGAGTGCATCGAGCCGGATCGATGTCGGGATCTCTATGTAGACCTTCGTCTTCTGGCGAAAGACCGTTGCGAGACCATCTTTCACAGAGTTGCGCTCCCAGAGCCGGCAGGTTGACCGGTCCTGTCCCGAGACAAGCGCGAGTAGCATCGCATTCTGAAGCCAATCGGCGACTTGCGGCGCCTTCTCATAGATCAGGTTAAATTCCTCGATGCCGCGAAGGCGTCGGCGTTTCACCGTGATTTCTTCCTGCTCTGTGTGGGCGGCCGGATTGCCTGTCATCCATCCCAGCGCGGCGCCACGCTTGCACACAGCGAGAACCCGAGAGCGTAGATTCCGGGCCCAGGGCGCCTTACCGGCGTCGATCAACTCTTCCAGCATGTCAGCGACGTGCTTCGTTGTCAGTTCGGCGCATGGCACTGAGCCAAGGCATTTCTCTATGTGAGCATCGAAGTATCGGCGGCTCCGGATGGTGTTCTCTGCACCTTTGACCGGCATTTTTTTTAGCAGATCAGAGACCGTGTGCGCACTCTGTTGGACTCGCTCAGCGAGCGACTTCGATGGCTTGCCATTCTCAACGATCACATTGGCCGCCTGCGCCTCGTGGATGGCCTGAGCAAGCGTCATGCGGCCGAGCACGTGCGTCTTACCATCTCGTGGGTCTCGCCACGTGTAATAGCCGGGTCGCGGCTCGTGCATGTTCTCGGGCCAGTTGGCGCGCTTGCGGATACGTGGTCGGGCAGCCATGATTTATTGTGGAATTCGTTGGGCCAATGGCGCGCGCACGGCGCGGTCCTGAAACGTTGCGTTCTGCTCGACATAATACGACCGGCCGACCTTGACCGGCGCGGGATAGATCTTGCCGGCGTTGATCCAAAGGCGTGCGGTGCGGATTGCGGGCGGCGGATCGAAATTCCGGCTGAGCCACAGGTCAAGGCGGATTTTCATGCTGCCTCACTTTCTCTTGAGTATGGTGAATGCTGCCGCAGCCACTCGCGGAACTTGTCCATTGCCAAGGGCCTTAACTCGGTCCATCCGATGGGCCACCCCATCAACCACTCGACCCATTCCGGGTTCAACTGGCCATTCAATTCCTCGGGGGTAACCATGCCGCGCAATTTCTCGCGTGACCCCGATCCGCCCCATTTGCACATCGCTGTCCCGCCCGAGTTCGTCACGGCGGTTGGCGTCGGCCAGCGGCGTGCCGATATGGCCTCGATCAGCGTTCCTCCCTCTCGCCCTTTGCTGGGAGTAATTCGGCCGCCATGCGCCGCAAGCGTTGCTGTTGGCGTCGGCCAGTATCCAGATACGCTCTCGTAAATGGGGAGCGCCGGTATCCGCCGCAGAAACGACTCCCCATTCCGCATCGAACCCCATCGCGGCCAAGTCTCCGAGAACTTTTCCGAGTCCCCGAGAAGTGAGCATTGGGCTGTTTTCCACATAGACGAACTCTGGTCGTACTTCGCGAATGATGCGAGCCATATGCGACCAGAGACCGCTTCTTGATCCATCGATGCCGATCCCTGCGCCGGCTGCACTGATGTCCTGGCATGGAAACCCACCAGAAACGATGTCAACAAGGCCACGCCATGCTGTTCCGTCAAAACTCGTGACGTCAGACCAAATCGGGAATGGTCGCAAGGCTCGATCGTTTTGTCGTTGCGCCAGAACTTGTGCGGCGTAGGCATCACATTCAACTGCGCAGACGGTGCGCCATCCAAGCAGGTGTCCGCCGAGTATTCCGCCACCAGCGCCTGCGAAAAGAGCCAGCTCATTCAAGCGACCCTCCGCAACGTCATCGCCAGATCCGCGCGCCGGTACATCTCCGCGAAGTATCCGGTGAGCTCACCTGTCATCACCGCATAAGTCCGCGGCTGCGCGACCGTCGCCGGATCGACCTTCGGCTTAGGCTCTGGCAGCTTCCGCAAGTGCTCGGTGCCGGCGAGGATGAAGGAGACGTTCTTGCGCGGCTTGATGATCGCGAGCGTGCCCTGGCTGACCATCTGGAGCAGCACCGCCTTGACCGGCGCGGCATGCGTGCGGAGTCGCTTGGCGAGGATATGCGGCGGGTAGATGGCTCCGGGCCTCATCAGCGAGAGCAGGAGTTCGGGCGTCGGTGCTTGTGTGGAGTAGGGCATTTAGATCTCCTGCAAGCCGAGTAGGTAGTCGGCCGATACACCGAGAACCTTCGTCAGCTTCACGAGATTCTCGAAGTTGGGAAGCGTCTTGCCCTGCTGATACAGGCAGATGACGCTGGCTTTCACGTCCATCGCGTTCGCCAGCCTGGACTGCGTGAGGCCAATGGCTGATTGCGCGCGAAGCAGGCGGATAGCGAATGAGTCGTCAGTCGGCATGGTCGGCTCCGCTTGCTGGTTGCGCCGTGATCTTGAATCCTTTGCCAAGCGATCCGCCTTCCTGCGCGACGAAGCGAATGTCTTTCATGCCGCACTCAGATAGCATCACATCATCGGCGCCACTTGCACCGATACGGAAACGCAGCATGTACCCGGCGTATTTTCTATCCCATGCCAGATTGCGCATGAACGGAAAGCGCAGCTCGGTGAGGCCGTCGTGTTCCATCGGAAGCTCGCCGGGTGTCGGCTGCGGTTTGCGATAGAGCATCCCGCGCAGAGCGCTGTCGTACATGTCGAGCCAGGAACCGGGCCCGACCATGTAGAGGCCAATCGATAATGCCGGGACGCGATCCTTGCCGTGCTTTTCGCTGACGTTCGTCACGGAAACGATTTTCGCGAGGTGGTTGCTTACGGTGAACATTTCAGGGGGTTCTCCTGTTTAAATTGCCGCGAATTCGACGCCCAACTCCTGCGCCGCGTAGGATTCGATTTGCGTCATGTACTGCGTGAACTGCTCGACATTCATCTGTGTGGTGCTGACGGTAAGCAGTCCGCTCGGGCCTTCGACCTTCGGCGCGTATTGCTCTTTCGCCCATTCATGCCACACGTCCCGGCTGAACCACTTGCCATTCACCTCGACCTGTTCCGCGATCTCGCCCAGCAAGGCCCAATAGCGGGCGTTAGCCTCGCTGCTGCGCTTCGCCTTATGTTCGGTCACGGTGACGACGAGAGGCCGGCCAATGCGCGCCTGCTCGCCCGCGTTTTCCTTGATGAAGGCGACCATGGCTTTAGCGTGCTCGGGATCGCGAAGGATGAACGTGCGCATCAGGCGGCCTTCTTTTCCAGTTCGGCGATCATGGCTTGAACTTCCTTTTCGAACTGGAGCAAGCCGGGCAGCAGCGTGCCGTTGATGTATGCGTCGTCGCGCTCGACGCGCTGCGTGTAGAGCCGGTATGGATCAGGCACGCGCGGATCGTAGGAGACGAACAGCCACCACTTGCGACCGGTGACCAGCATGCCGCCTTGTACCTGCTCAATGTGATCGTCCGGCATGCCATGCAGAAGCGTGTTGATGTGCACGGCTTCATCCATCGGGCACTTGGACTCATAGCCGCCGTCTGCCGCGATCAGGCCGTCAGGCGACGCGCCGATGAAGTCATAGCGCGGATGCGTCACGAACTGGGCCGGCAGGATGATCAGGCCCGTCTCAAGCTCGGCCGCTTCCTTCGCATACGATTCGACGTCGGTTCCCCATTGCGTCGCACGGCCGCCTACTTCATGGCGCGGGATCGCTGCGAGGCGCTCGAACACGATCTCGCGCATGTATTTCTCACGCGCCGCAGTCGGCGTGCGCGGCTTCGGCTGGCCCTTCTTCGGGCCGGATTTGTACACGTCGCCCGGTTCGCCGCCGGAGAAGGCGATCGCGTCACCGAAGCGGCTCGCGGTCAGCTTGCCAGCGCGGGCCGCGCGCCATTCGTCGGTGCGCTGTTCGATGGCGTCACTCATCGTCGGCTCCTGGCTGGCGTTGCTGATCCTGCGGAACCTCGTCAACCGGCTGCACGGTTTGCGCAGTTGCCAGAGCGCCGATACGGTTGCGCTCGTTCAGGCCGATAGCCGCGCGGTCTTCCTTCGGCAGCTTCGACCATTCCTCCTTGAACGGCTCGAAGCCAAGTTCCTTGGCTACCGTTTCGAGCGCTGCGATGATCTTTGTGTGGTGCTCGGTGCGCGCTGGTCGAGCGCTCTCTGCGGCGCGCTGAGCTACCTGCGCGGGCGTCTGTTTGGCCGGAGCGTTCTGAGCCATGTACACCTCGCCATCCTGAAGTTCATCCGGCGTATAGACGCCGAGGATGACGTCGGGCGCGTGCAGACGGCCCCAGCGCTTCGCAGTCAGATAGGCGATCTGCTGGCGCGGATCGGATACCCAGTTCGGCGAGTTGCGAACGTCGCCGACCTGCGCCATCGAAACCTCGAGCGTGCGCGGCTCGCTCTCGCCTTTGAGAATGGCCCACACACGACACCAGTGGTCGGTGCTCTTGTCCGTTTTTCCGTTGACGCCTTTCCAGTCATCCGACCATTGGAAGTTGAGGCGCGTCGACAGCGCCGGCGACGAGTTCAGCACAGCGATAACCAGCTGGGCCTCATAGCCGAGCGTGCCATTCACCAGGTGCGTTTTCTGCGCGACCGAGAACGGGTTCATGCCCCACTGCATGGCCTGAAGGCTGACCGCGAAGCAGTCGCCCTGACTGCCCTGCAGGTGCTTCGGAATCGTCGTCTTGCCGCTGGCCATCAGGTCAGCGATACGCATCACGCTTTGCATGGCGTCATTGCTCAATACAAGCGACGCGGAACTGAAGCCGGACTGTTGCGGGATCTCGGTGATGGGCGAGATTTCGCCGGTTTCGACGTTGGTAATTTCGTTCACGATTGCTCCATGCCCGAGACTCAGCCGGGCGTTAGGGGTGGTCAGGCTGCTTGTGCTTCGAGTTGAACTTCGGGGACGTAAGTCGCTTTCTTGAGAACCGCGATGACCTTGTTGGCCCATTCATTGGTGCCCGGCTGCGGGCCTTCGAGCGCGACGAGTTCATTGAGCAGGTCGAACATGTCGTGCGCGGCTGCCATGACGTGCGCGTCGGCGGGGCGCCAGACGCTTTCAGCGAGCAATGCACCTTCTTCGTAATACCGCGAGTCGTTGTGGCCCGTGCCTGCGCAGCCGGCGATCTTGACCGTCGTCAAAATTTCCGTGCCACGCATGAACCATTCGCCGCCGGTGATCTCCGGCGCATTGCGAGCGGCGAGGTTCTCTGCACGGTCGCGCTCGACGCGATCGCGTTCAGCCTTCGCCTCGGCTTCGGCCATTTCGCGCAATGCGGCTTCTTCACGCGCGCGTGCTTCGCGCTCAGCACGGTCAAGTTCAGCCTGGCGGCGTTGCATTTCCGCACGCTCATCGGCAAGGCGATTCTCTTCGGCTTCGATTGCGGCGCGGCGCTCTGTGTCCTCGCGGGCCTGCTGCTCACGACGCGCAGCTTCTTCAGCCTCACGGCGCGCACGCTCTTCGGCTTCGCGTGCAGCGCGTGCTTCAGCGTCTTTGCGGTCCTGTTCGGCGCGCGCAGCTGCGTCGCAGCGTTCCTGTTCCGCGCGTTCAGCAGCCAGGCGCTTCTGTTCGGCTTCGAGTGCCGCGCGCTGGCGCTCCAGTTCGGCGCGCTCCTCCGCGACGCGGCGTACCTCGGCTTCCTGCGCGAGCGCTGCGCCCTGCATGGCACGCAGTTTGTCGAGCGTCTCGCCGCGCGCTGCCTCAGCGTCGCCGGTCATTTCTGCGAAACCGTCGATCTCGATCGTCTCGTCGACCAGGGCGATAATCGCGCCTTCGATCTCGGCGGACGATTTGCCGGCGGCGATGGATACACACGCGCGGATCTCATCGATCTTTGCGCGGATCGCCGCGATACGGCGAGCCTCGGCCTCGACCTTCGCGCGGCGCTCTGCCTCGCGTGCTTCATCCCACACATCGCGCAGACCAAGCAGGCGTTCTTCTTCCGGCGCGGTGATCGCGACCAGTCGCTTTTCCTCTGCGATGACTGCCTTCGAGAACGCCGTCGCATCCTCGCGCGCTGCCTTGCCAGCCCTCTCGATGTCGACGCGCGTCGTGCGCAGGACCATCGCTGCAGAGTGGCATTGATCGCGGCCCGCCATGTTCTTGATCTCGACGATCGACGCCGACTGCTTCACGAGCTCGGCAAGCTTGGCTTCGCGCTCCGACGTGCCCAGCGCAACCGCAGCGCGCTCGACAACAGTCAGTTCGGTGGTTTCATTCTTCTTCATACAGCACCTTTCGAGTGAGAAACAGCGGGTTGGTCGACGCGCTCATACAGCGACGGCGCGGCGAAGTAGAGAATCAGGAAGGCAACGAGGGTGCCGAGGATCATGGCGAGCACCGGGCGCGCGTCGAGGTATTGGGAGGCGCGGCGGATCATTGCGCGCCCCGCTTGTTTGCCGCACGCCCGATGTTGCCAATGGCACGCTTGACTGAGCCGAGAGCCTTCTTCGAAGCCTTACGCTCCAGCACGAATTCATACGCCTTCAGGCAGCAGCCGCAGTTCTCGTAGAGGTATTCGCGAATCTCTGCATCGGTCATCCACACCTTGTGACCTTCGTCATCCACATCGCCAGTGAAAGCATCTTTTAGATGCGTTACGTCGTCATGGGCTCCGTACTGCATGCCGTCTTCGCCAACTCCGCATGTCCCGCGTACGCCTTTGCAATACCTCAGCACATCGCCGATAGACTTCGTGAGTTGCCTCACCTCTGCATTGAGGCGCGCATAGTCAGCGCATGCCTTGATTGCTTTGTTGCTCATGCGATTCCCCTTGCAGCGCAGTAGCCGAGAAAGACACCGAAGGCGACGACAATCGCCCAATCCATCGCGGCGGCTTTCACGGGCACACCACGTGCAAGTAGAACGTGAACACCACAAGCGCCCCGACAGCAGCTGCACACACGCCTGCGCTAAAGGCCAAAGAAAGATCGGCAAATCGAAGATCCTTTTCACTGATTTGTTTCATCAGGGTTCCCCTTTTTACAGAGTGCAAAACGAATGAAGATTGCGCTTTGCAGTCAAATAGGCGTCGTGAGCAGTTTTTGGATCTTTAAATTCACCGAGATAAATTCTCTTTCCGTTTACTTTAATATGAGCAACAAATTTTCCACGGAAAGGGCTCACTCCAAGGAAGCCGGATGAGTTGTTTGAATGAGCAGTCCGTTGGTTTTGCATATTTTCGACTCTCGTTGCATGACGCAAATTCGCAAAGCGATTGTTTCGTCGATCGCAATCGATATGGTCGATAGTGTGCTCGGGCCATTCTCCCGTCATATAGAACCAAGCTAGGCGGTGGTTCTTATGCGCTACAGAATCGATCTGCGTCTGATCATATCCATCACCGTTAGTACTTCCAGCTATTTGTCCTATCGACGTTCCGCTACGTGCAACCTTCCAAGTGAAGATGCCTGTTTCCGGATCGTAGTGCAGCAGATCCTTCAAGCGTTCAATAGTGAGCATATTCAGCCTCTTTTTCTAAGCGCTCGATCCACAGGTGCGCCATGACTTCGGAGTCGTCGCTGATGTACCGCTGCACAAGAGCGCGCACCAGAACGCCGACGCCGGCCATGTCGTCGGCAAGCAGGAGCCTCGCAATCATCGGCGCCGATCCGCCTTCCATGACGCTCTGCATGCCGCACACGACATCGATAGGCGCCATCGTCAGCAAGCGGGCTGCTTCGATCTCCTGGGTGCGGGCAGATACCATCTCGTCTCGCGATTCTTCGCTATCGATCGCGGCGTCGAGCTTGGATTTGGCGCGCTCGGTGGCGAAGTCGGCCATCGCGGCGGCTTGCTTGGCGCAATACGGAAGTGTGCTCATGGCGGCCCTCACTGAATGCAGATGCGGTTGTAGTCGACCGTGCGGCGGATGACCCAATGCCGCTTGCTCTCGATCATCCACGGATCGATGCAGGTCAGTTCCATGTACGCGTTGGCGAGCAACACGATGACGTTGTGCAGTTTCATCACACACCTCACTCGCTGTCGAAGGGGACGAATGCGGCCTTCTGGTACTGGCGCATTTCGCTTTCGGGATATGGCTGGAAGTTGTCGACCGGCGAGGCGCGCAGGTAAAAATCGCCATACGAACCACCGTTGCCACCGCTCGCGCTATTGCCTGCCGCTGATGCGCTCGACGAGCCACCGAATGCACCGGCCGCAGCTCCGACAGCACCCGAATTGCCGCCGCCGTGGTGACCGTGGTTCGCCGAGGCGGTGGATGCGTGGGCCGGCGTGTATGCCCAGACGAACATGGCGGTAACCGCCGCCGTGAGGACGATGGTCTTGAGATTGGCGATGGTGTTGGATTTCATGATGGTCTCCATGCCCGCCGAAGCGGGCCCGGTTGGTTGGTTATCCGAATCTGCGGCCGTTGTCCAAGCCACGGTTTGCATCGCGCAACATCCGCGCAGTGCGCTTTGCTTCTTTCTGGGTGGGTTCGGCGAGTTCGGCTTGGACGACCGTTGCGCGAGCAACCTTGAGAGCGGCATCGGCCTTCATGAAGGTGGCTTCATCTTTGTCAAACGCGGCCAAAAAAGCTTCGTAAGCCGCTTTGTATTCGCGCTCTGCTTGATCTCGGGTCATGTCGCACCTCACAGGGTTGGGTTTGTTGCTGCTGTGAGTCAATTATATGCGGCCATGAATAGATGTCAATGCGCAAATGAATAATTTGATGCGAGGGGAAACCCGGACTATTCATCCGGGTCTGGCAGGGCGCCGGGGGGGATTAAGAAGAGATGTCGAGCGCTTGGGAAAACATGCCGCTTCGCTGGGCGATTACGGCGAGTTCCAAGCACATCGAGAGTGCGACGAAGAGAAGCTGACCCGCATTTTCGGGCCGGATATTTTCGAGTGACGCCTGGGGCGCGCCGCCTTGGAGCCAGACGCGCGCGGTCGGCGGGTCCGGGTCTCCGATTACCTGTTCATGGCCCAGCTCGTGAGGCTTTTGCCGCCGTTCGCCCCTGTATTTTTCAAGACTGATGACGTTTTTTTGCACCGCCTTTACTGCGATCGACATGATCATCACCTGTGCGTTTCATGGCCTCTGTAGCCCGCTCAACGATCGTTTTCTCATGGTCTGAGTGCGCCAGATCGTCGTTCTGAGCAATATTGCCACTTTCCACAGGTGTCAATGCATACCAAATAATGGTGCGCACATCTGAGCTTGAAATGTTGGCTCCCGTACGGAAGGCTGAAAGTACCGCCTGTAGGGCATTAGTAACATTATTAGGAAATTTTTCCCGCTCGCTTTCTTCGGGTATACCACTACGCAAAACGTTTGCGAATTGCATACTCGCTTCGATGTCCGCGATGAATTTCGGACCTCTCCCAGTTAATAGCCACTCGCATGTCACATCGAACGCCTCGGCCAGTTTCACGACGGTCGCCATCTCCGGCACTGACTTGTTGCCCAGGATGCGGTTGATGGTCGGCTGTGGCACGCCTGTGTTTCGCGCAAGGGAACTCTGCCCGCGTCCGCGGTAGAGCGGGTGCGCCTGCATGAGTTCGTCGAGTCGGTTGCCTATGGTTTCCATGCGGTAACTATGCGGCCGCGAATAGGAATCAGCAAATTCGCATTCAATCGTGTATTGACATCCATTCATTTGCGTATAGAATGCTCTGTAGGTGAATAACTGGAAGAGACCATGGAACGAACTCCCACTCAGCTGCTGGCCGAGATCAGGGCAGCAACGAATCTCAGCGACCAGGCAATCGGCACCCGGATCGGCTGTTCGCAACCGACGGTCCATCGCATCCGCAACGGAAACCAGCAGGAGTGCAAGTCGAGCACGCTGATGGCGATCCTTCGCCTGCACGCAGAAGTGACGCAGCAAGCAGCGGCATAGACCGTCCATTCAACTCCCTCTGGACCAAGGGGAATCTCTTGAGGCTCGTCGTGGAACAAGTATCTATTCCTCCCACCGCAAAGGCACGCACGTATCTGGCCCTTGCTTTGCAACATGTTGCGAAGGTTGGGCAAGACACCATCGGCACGCATATCGGTGCAACCGGCGTCGACGGATCTACCGTTTCCCGTTTCATGAGCGATGAGAAAGACATGTTTCGCGCGTTGCAGATTCTTGCAGCTGCCGGGCTCAAGGTCGTCCCCGCTGACATGCAGTGCTTCCCGCCGCGCAAGGTGCAACTGCTTCTTGAACTCGCGCGCGATCACCTTCACCAGCTCGAAAACGTCGAGCAGCTTCAGTGGGATTGACCATGGACCTGTTCTGTGCGGGATGGATGGTCGGGCTCATCACTTTGTCGGCGGTCGCGTGCTGGCGCTCGGCGAGAGGTTGACGATGGCTCGCATACGGACAATCAAGCCCGATTTCTGGACCGACGAGAAAATCGTCGAGCTTTCGTTTGAGGCTCGATTGTTCTTTATCGGCTCATGGAACTTCGCCGACGACAACGGAAACCTTCAGCGCTCGGCAAAAAAACTGAAGATGCAGATCTTCCCGGCCGATGCGCTCGACTGCGAACCGATCATACAGTCATTGATGACTCATGGATTGCTCAGTGAGTATGAAGTGAAAGGAGAGAAGTACTTACACATCAAGGGTTTCACGGCGCATCAGGTGATCAATCGCCCCTCAAAAACCGGGCTTCCGGTGCCTGTTTCAGGTAGCACTCCTACACCACTCACTGATGACTCACTGACGGAAGGGAAGGGAAGGGAAGGGAAAGGAAAGGAAGGGATTAAAACCGTAGAGGAAGTCGTCCTTGGTGGTTCACCTACGCGCGAGCCGTCTGACGATTTCACCCCGAAGGATGCTGCCGAATGGCTGCGCCACTTCAAGGCCAAGCACGGCTTCGAAGCTGATCCGTCGAACGTCAACGACCGCAAAAAAATCTGGCCCGTGTTCTCCGGCTGGGTAAACGCCGGTCTCACCGCGTCTTTCGTGGACGCCGCCGTTGCTCTCGCAATCTCCCGGACCCGTGAGCCGATTGCCTGCCTGCCGCTCTACGTCGATCGGCTCATGGCTGGCGAACAGGCCGCGCGCGCCTCACCGGAACGCAATGCCAAGGATGAAAGCCGCCGCACCGCCGCACAGGTGCTGACCAGCGTAACCGTGAGCCAGAGCCATGAACCACCCAACGGAAGCATCATCGATGTCGACGCCAAACTCCTCGGCTGAGTCGTGGCCGCAAGACGCCGCACCCGAAAAATGGGTGGCTGCCCTGTTCGCAAAAATGCATCGCATGTGGGGAAATTCGTTCCTCGACAAGTGGCGAGACGTTGATCTGGCAGGCGTGAAGGTCGAGTGGGGCAAGGGCCTGCGCAAACTTTCGAATGCCGAGCTGAAGGCTGGCGTCGATGCGTTGCTCACGCTCAAGTACGTGCCAAACCTTCCCGAGTTCTACGGCCTGTGCAAGCAGATGCGCCTGCACGAAATGCCGCGCCCCGATGCGCTGACGGACCAGACGAAGGCTGACGTGCACATCGTTGGCGAACAGATGGCAAAGATGCGCGCAATCATGGCGCCGCTTATGCAACCCAAAGAGCCGACCGCCGAATGGGCGTTCAAGTTGCTCATGCGCGGCGAGTCGTCAAGTGGCAAGGCATTGAGCTACGAATCGATCCGGGGCGCGTCTGACGCGATCAGATCAAGCGCCGGTCGCAAGGTCATCGAGGATTGCGCCGACGCCGAGCTCAAGGCCGAGTATCAGACCATCCGCAACGGCGTGATCGAAGGCTATCGCGCTGCTGGCAAGAAACTGTGGGAGACGCCATGAACTGCAAACCGGGTGATCTGGCGATTGTGGTCCCGCCTTCCGACAACTCTGGCCTCATCGTCCGAGTCATTCGACCTGCGATCGGCGATCACTTTTCGGGCCTGCCCTCATGGTTCGTCACCAGCGCAGGCAGGCCACTCGAAGCTCAGAGAAAGGATGGAAGCAGGCGATCGGCAATGGCGGCCCAATGTCCTGATGCATGGCTCCGCCCCGTTAGCGGCCTGCCGATCAATGACGAAGTGACTGACGATATTAAGGATCCAGCATGAACTCCACTACGCCCGCGCATGCGCGCGAATTGGTGTCATGCGCTGAATGCAGTCTGCCGCTTGGCTGGTTGGCAGGTGGAATGCTGCCATATGTCATTTGCAACGATTGTAAGGTCAGCAAGGATCAGAAATGAAATTCGCCTACGCCGATCCACCCTATCTCGGCTGTTCCGTGAAGCTATACGGCGACCATCCTGAAGCCGCGGTCTATGATTCGGTCGAAGGGCACAAGGCACTGATCGACAGGCTATGTAGCGAGTTCTCAGACGGATGGGGCCTGTCAATGACTAGCGGCAACCTGCATGACATTCTGCCGCTCTGTCCGAAGGAAGCACGCGTGATGGCCTGGGTAAAACCATTCGCAGCCTTTAAACCGAATGTCGGCGTTGCCTATGCATGGGAGCCCGTCATTGTCATGGGTGGGCGCAAGCGCACTCGCCAGCAGGACACTGTGCGCGACTGGTGCTCCGTGAACATCACGCTCAAGCGTGGATTCACTGGAGCCAAGCCGGCCGAATTCACGTTCTGGCTGATGGACGTCCTGAACGTTCAGGAGGGTGACGAAATGCATGACCTGTTTCCCGGATCTGGCGCAGTTCAATCGGCGGTCGACGCGTACTTCGGCGCGATGGGCGGACAAGTTCAAGACGGACTTTTTGCGGAGGTCTCAGCATGACCACGACCGTCCTGCTCATCTTCCTCCTGTGCGCGCTCTCGATCGCGCTGCATGACCGGCGAATCACGCATCGGCAATTCACCTGGTGGGCGGTGCAGTCGATCGCTCTCGCAATGTTCGTTGTGGGGAGGCAGCTTTGACAATTCCATTTTCAGCCGACCGCATGATTCTGGCGATCGATCCGGGTACTACTCAAAGCGGTTGGGTTCGCTTCTGCAACCAGCACGTAATCGACTCGGGTGTATGGGCGAATGACGACATGCTAGAAATAGTCGCCATGCATGGCTATGACGACATCGCTATCGAGATGATCGCCAGCTACGGCATGGCAGTCGGTCGCGAGGTCTTCGAGACATGCGTATGGATTGGCCGCTTCGTGCAAGCAGCGAAGAATCCGAGCGCGGTCAAGTTGGTCTATCGCCGAGACGTGAAGTTGCACCTGTGCGGAACATCGAAGGCGAAGGATCCAAACGTGCGCCAAGCGGTTCTAGACCTGTTCCCGAGGCTGGGAGGTGGGAAGACTCCGCAGATCGGCACTAAGGGGCAACCTGGTCCGTTGTATGGCGTTACATCGCATGCATGGCCGGCACTGGCTGTCGCAATCACCGCGATTGGGCGGGCTGCGTGATGAGCTACGGATCACCGACCAAGATGCTTGAGATCGCCCGCGCCCGCATGACGTCTGAGCAGTGGCAGAAGTTCGAGGCCGACTTCGAGCACTTCTGCGCGTATAGCGGGCTCAACCCGATGGCACTCGGCGGACATCATGAGCATGACATCGCATTCAGTTGGGCCAAATGGGCCTATCTCAGCGCGCGGCGGGTCGACATGCAATGCGCCGATGAGCACGCCCGCAATGCCTACTTCGAGAAGATCGCCATCGCCTCGATGACCGACGAGCAGGCGCAGCGCAGTCTGCAACGCTTCAGCATGTGGCAACGGATGAAGGGAGAGACGGCATGAGCATCGTTCTGATCCTCGGCGCCGCACTGGCGATCCTCATCGGTCTCAGCGCCTGGTGCATCGTCTCAGCAGCGCGCGACAACAACACACGCGACTAAACGGGGAACACCATGCGGCCACGGAAACAGCGTCTCCCACTCACCCTCGATTCCCTAACCGCTCTCATGATCCCCGGCACGCCGTACACGACCCTCAAGCTATCCCACATCTTCGACGGTTCACCGGAGGCCGTAGCGGCGGTTCTGGCGACTCTCACGGCTATTGGCAGGGTCAAGACATCGCTGCCTGAATGCGGACGCCATCGCGACCGACGTGAAGAGAGGCGGATCTACTGGATTCCGTCGCTTGAGCGCACCGATGTCGCACAGCGGCGCACCGGGCCGGCTGAGGTGGCTGGCGTCCTCACCGGGTATGACCTGACCGCCTTCCAACGCCTCGCAATGGCTTCTAGACGCTGAGATTGCCGCCACCTAGCATCTTCGCCATTCACCACAGGGGTTTTCCATGCTGAGCCGCGACGACATCGAGACGCTCATGCGCGAGGGCGCACAGGCATTCGAGCGCGGCATGGGCGAAAACGTCTGTCCTTACCCGATGCTCAGCCCCGCGATGTGCACGTGGATGCGCGGCTATCAAAACGCGGCCTTTGGCGCCGCCCACCAGGAGAAGCACCATGACTGATCCCGTCGCAGAAGCAGCAGCGCAGATCGCAGCACAGGCCGCCGAGCCGACCATGCTCGAAAGGGCCATGGAGACCATCCATGACCTAGAAGCGAAGGTCGAGCACCTGATCCATCCGGATACGCCGGGAAACGTCCCAGGCAGTGCGTCGACTGCGGAAACCAATTCGACGCCCGATACGGTCACGACCAATGCGCCCCCTGTTGGCACGCTTGCGACGAGCGAGACGAGCCTGGCGACGATCTCCGGTACTGGTGAACAGGGAAACGCGCCTGCGGTTGCGGAGGCATCTGTGACGGAAGCTGCTACCGCTGAAGTCCCAAACGTTGCTGCCACCACACCGCCCGCTGGCGCTGCTATCGATGCGGCTGGTGATGTCCCAAACGTTGCCTCGGCTGTGGCCGCGCCTACAGCCGAGCCGGTCTCTGCATCGAGTGCCGGTGGCGCAAGTACCACGTTGCCCACCGTCGCAAGTTCCGCTGAGCCGCAGATGGTCGCCATGGACCTGGCATCCGATGCGCCATTGCACATGAAGATCGCGCAGCACCTGGAGTCGATCTACACGCTTGCGCGCGATCACGTCACGGCTGCACCAGCCGCCGCTGTCGCTGATACCAGCGCGCTCAAGACGCACGTCGGCGATATCCTGCACCGCATCAGCAACGGCATGGCCGTGACCGAAGGCGAGCTGGTGACGAAGCTCGAAGCGCTGTATCGGATGCTCTGATGGTCGCATCCACTTTCACGCAAGCGCTCTTTGACAAGATCTGCGACATGATCGCGGACGGGAAGAGCGTGCGTGAAATCTGCGAGATGAAGGGCATGCCGAGCCGGCGCACGTTTCATGGCTGGTGCCGGCGCACGCCCGAACTCATGGCGCAGTACGACGCCGCCTATCTCGTCGGCGAGCAATCGATTCTCGACGATATCCAGTACATCGCCGACACCGAGACGGACGCACCCAAGGCCCGCAACAGGATCGACGCGCGCAAGTGGACGCTGAAGGTGCGCAATCGCAAGGTCTATGGCGATCACGTAACCGAGGAAGTCACCGGCCCGAATGGCGGCCCGCTTCAGGTCGTGCGCCTTCGCATGGCACCGGTTGAGGAACTGCCGGAAAGCACCGATATCCGGCGAGACGGCGAATGAACGACGACCGCGACCACTTCGACGAGCGTCTCGGGGGCAGCCGTGGCCGCCGCCGGTGAGATCGAGATCCCGCACAACTGGACGCCGCGCATCTATCAAGGCCGTCTGTGGAACTACCTCATCAACGGTGGCACGCGCGCGATCGACATCGCACATCGTCGCTGGGGAAAGGATGAGGTTGCGCTGCACTGGACGTGCCTTGCTGCCCACGATCGCATCGCCAGCTACTGGCATATGCTCCCGCAGGCATCGCAGGCGCGTAAGGCCATCTGGGACGCCATCAATCCGCACACTGGAAAGCGACGCATTGACGAAGCCTTTCCGCATGAGCTGCGCAAGCGCACGCGCGAGAACGACATGTTCATCGAGTTCCGCACCGGCTCGACGTGGCAAGTGCTCGGCAGCGACAATTTCAACTCGCTTGTTGGCTCGCCGCCTGCCGGGCTCGTGCTCTCCGAGTGGGCGCTCTGCAATCCGGCTGCATGGGCCTATCTGAAGCCGATCCTTGACGAGAATGGCGGATGGGCCATCTTCATCACCACGCCGCGCGGCAAGAATCACGCGCACGCCATGTTTCAGATGGCGATGAAAAATCCGAAATGGTTCGCCGAGGTCTCGAATGTGCTGAAGACTGGCCGCTTCTCACGCGATGAGCTTGAAGAACAGCGCGCCGAGTACATCAGCATGTTTGGCGAGGACCAGGGTAACGCGATGTTCGAGCAGGAGCTGCTATGCAGCTTCGAAGCCGCGATTCTTGGTGCCTACTATGGCGCTGAACTGGCCGCAGCCGAGCGCGAAGGGCGCATTACGCATGTCCCGCACGATCCCGCGCTTCCCGTCTACACCGCGTGGGACTTGGGCCGTACCGACGACACGAGCATCTGGTTCTTTCAGACGCATTGGGGCGAGATCCGCGTGATCGACCACTACAAGGCCAACGGCAAAGACCCGAAGCATTACGCCGAGGTTATCCACGGTCGCAAGATCGACGTGTCGGAGTATGGCGAGAACGGCAAGCCGGTGAAATGGAAGCTCGGCGAGCCGATTCCCGAACATGCTCACCATATCGCCTATCACTACGGCAAGCACTGGTTGCCGCATGATGCGAAGCCGAAGAGTTTCGCGTCGCCGCGCTCCGCCATCGAGCAATTGAACGATTTCAACGTGAAGGCGTACATCGTGCCGAGCCTGTCAGTGCAGGATGGCATTCAGGCCGCGCGCGCCACGCTGAAACACGTCTATTTCGATGCGGAGCGCTGCGAGTTCGGTATCGAGTCGCTGAAGAACTACCGGCGCGAATGGGATGAGGACGCGAAGATGTTCGGCGACAAGCCGGAACACGACTGGACCTCGCACGCGGCCGACGCCTTCCGCTATATGTCGCTCATCTGGCGCAATCCTGAGTCGGAGAAGCCGATTGAGAAGCCACGATTCCTGCATGACCTGACGGCCAACGAAGTGTTCTGGCCGAAGCATGAGCAGGGCAGCGGCCAACGGGAGCGCATCTGATGTACAGCACTCTCGATCTACAGAAGCTTGTTCAGATGCTGTCGTTTCTCGGCATCTCGCCGGGATCTGCCGCGCCTCCGCATTCGGTCGTGCTCGGGGGCGGAACCAATGCGGCACCGGGCGTCGCCGGCACGCTGCTCGCATCCAATGGCGTTGCTGTCGATCCGTCTTTCAAGACGCTGGCCGCACTCGGTATTCAGGTGGCGCTCGGCTACACGCCTGCACACGCTGGCGCAAACAGTGACATCACATCGTTGCTCGGGCTCTCCACGCCTCTATCGATCGGTCAGGGTGGCACAGGTGCCAACACGTCAGCGGCGGCCCGTGCAGCGCTTGGAGCAGCAGCCAGCGGCACGAATACCGACATCACGAGCCTGGCATCTCCCGCATTGGGCGCAGCAACAGCGACGACCGCGGCGCGCGGCATGAACTCAAATGAGGTCGCGACGACCGCCTTTGTACTGAGACAGGCGCCATTCATCAACATTCTGGATTACGGCGGCGATCCTACCGGGGTGTCCGACAATTCGGCGGCATTCGGCGCTGCGTTGGCGGCTTGCACTGCCAATCGCGTATGCATCTATTTCCCACCCGGAAAGTATCTGTTCTCGGTGGCGATCGGCTATACATTCTCCAGTAGCGCGGCAACCTTTTCAATTTTGGGCGCTGGCGCCAATGTGACGGAGATCACGTTCCCGAATATTTCGTCTGGAATCACGATCAATTATGACGGCCCGTTCAACTCGGTTCATATCCGGGACCTGTCAATCACCACGGGGCAGGTTGCGGCCGGCACGATCGCGATCAGCCTTATTCAGTTGGTCACGCCCATTTCTAATCCCGCGCTTACCGCTCTCTCCGATATCACGAATGTGACGATTCGCGGCGCAGATGGATATGCCATCACGGATTACTGGTCATTCGGGATCGCCGCCAACAGTGTCTCCAATATCAACTTCACAAACGTAATGATCGTTGGCAGCGGCGCGCAGCTCGGTCAGGGCGTGTTCCTCGAAGCGACTGGCGCCAATGCACCCCCCGTCGTCTTCAACTTCTCAGGATGCTGGATTGGGTATGTCCAGTTCGGTGTCAACGTCGCCGACTTTGTGCAGGGCGTGACGATCAATCAATGCAATTTCTTTGCATGCCAGAACGGGTTCATCGTTGGCGGTGGGGTGACTGGTCTCGATCAGTTGACGATCGCAAATAGCCAGTTCGCCTGTGATGTGAACATCAGCATGGCGAGCGAGTTCCAGAACTGCATGATCACCGGCAATCTGTTCATCATTATCACGAACGGCTTCGGCATCTTCTACAGCGCCGCAGTGCTGTTCACGATCGTCGGCAACACGTTTCAGAACGGCAACAGCGGAACGGGTGAAACGGGGATCTACATCAACAATACATCAGGCGTGGCCGGCGTCATCACCGGCAATGTGTTCCGCGCACTCGCCGATGCAATCAAGCTTGATACGGCTGCATCTGGCGTGAATGTGCAATCGAATTTCTATGCAGGCATGACGAGTCACAACGTCAACAATCTCGGCACCGGGAACACTCTCGGCGGCGTGACTGGCGCAACCGATTAAGGATCATTGATGAAACGGCTACTCACTGGCGCGCTCGCGCTCATCCTGTCTCTCGCAGCGCAGGCAACTACGCTCAATCCGATTCAGCTTCTCAATCCGGCCGGTTCGACTAGCGGGCAGGCGATTGTGTCGACCGGCGCGAGCACCGCGCCCGCATGGGCGAATGTCTCCGCCGCTGCATTGACGGGCCTTGTACCGATCGCAAACGGCGGCACGAATGCGGCGACCGCATCAGCAGCGCTCACCAATCTGGGCGCTGCTCCGCTGGCCTCGCCGACATTTACGGGGACCGTCACGATTCCGACCGCGACCATCTCAGGCGGCACGATGGGTGCGGTGACGATCAACAACAGTTCAATCGGCACCACGACGCCGGCAGTCGGAAAGTTCTCGACGCTCCAGGCGACGAGCACGATTACACCATCGAGCACAGCGGGCATCGTCGGCACTACGACGAATGACAATGCACAAGCGGGAAGCGTCGGCGAATTCCCGACTCCAACCAATTTGACCGGTGTATCCCTAACAAGTGGGACGACCGCGAATACTTCTAGTGTGTCGCTTACGGCAGGCGATTGGGACGTGCAATGCACGAATGCATTTAGCCCAGCGGGTGGTACGACTGATCAAAGTCAGATTACTGGAGTAAGCACGACTTCAGCCACGCTAGGCGCGGGTGGCAGTTTTCAGAGCATGGCATTTACAGCCGCGGTGGGGGTTGGATCTGCCATTGCTTCGCCTGCCGTCAGGATATCAATCGCTTCGACGACGACTGTTTTTTGCGTGGCGAATTCAACTTTTTCTGGCAGCACTCAAACGGTAGCAGGATTTCTACACCCCCGCCGCGTTCGCTAAGGAGAGCATCATGCTACGAGCAGTATCGAACGTCGTCACGCCGCCATTCCCTCTTGCTGCAAATGCGCGTGGGCTGATTAACGGACTCTATGCGACGTATCCGGTCGGCTGTACGGTGGTCGCGACGCGCACGACGGGCTCTTTCAACTGGACCGGTTCAACGGCGTCCACGCCTTTTGACGTGATCACCATTCCGGCCAATACGATCGGACCATCGGGGCATCTCGAAGTCGAGATCAAATGGTCATTCACTTCGAGCGCAAATGCCAAGACGTTGGGCGTTGTGATGGGGCATACCAACTTCGCATGGACCGATGTCCAGACGACGAACCACAGTTCGACGATGAAGTTTTCGATCCAGAATCAGGGGACGACGCAATCGCAACTCGGGGCATCGGGTACCAACAACGGCGGCAGCACACTCGATTTCGATTTTCTCGCCTTCGATTTCTCACAGGAGCAGCGGCTTACGCTGTGGGGCACGCTCGCCAACGCGGCCGATGTGATGAAGATTCAAAGCTTCACGGTCAAGGCATATAACCCGCCCTGCTACAGCACCGCGCGTCTCAAGTACGGCACGCCGCTTTTCTATGGAGCAAATGCCCACTTCGACGACAGTCAATCCATCGCCTTCCACATCGCCGGCATGAAGACGATGGGCATGAAGTTGATGCGCATGACCTACGAATGGACCGCGCTGTCGACGCTCGTTGCCTATGCTCAGGCGCTTCAGACGGACGGCACCGGTATCCAGATGCTCTGTTGTCTCGATGTGGGTATCAACAGCTATCCGGACGAAGCGAGCGCCTATTCGGCGACATTCGCGGCGGTGCTGCCGATCGTGCAGGCGCTCGCCGCAGTGGGCGTGACCCTGTTCGAATGCGGCAACGAGATGGACACGAAGGCCGGGCTCAACACTGGCGACGCGCAGGGCGGTTTGCCGTCCGACTACAGCAACACCTTGGTGCCGATCTATCGCGGCGTGCAGCGCGGCGCGATTGACGCCGTGCATGCTGTGGCCGGATGCCTTGCCTGCTCGAATGCCTACACGGTCTGCTCGATCGCCCTGGCCGACATGATGTGGTACGGCACGCAGCCGGATGGCACGAGCGGGCATCCGCTGGTGCGCTGGGATATCACGAGCTGGCACAACTACGAAGATTACGGCCCGCTGACCGCCGTCGAAATGGGCAACGCGCGCCCATGGGTGAACATCTACGAGTACTGCAATCGCCGGTTCGGTGGCGTGCCGATCATGATCACCGAATGGAACGGCAAGCAGACCGATACCGATCCGCAGCGCGCCGCATGGGCCTCACGTCATATGACTGAGGCTTATAACAACCGCTACCGGTGGAATATCGCCTCGATCATCGTGTACGAACTCTACGGCTCGCCTTGGCAGGTTCTGGACGGGGTCGCGAACACGCCAATCAGCACCTTCGGCACCACGGTTCAATCCTTCATCTCCAGCAATCCCGACACCGGACTATAAGCCATGAATACACAGCCTTTTGCGATTGGACAGACCACGAAGATCGCGGTGACGAGCACGAGCCAGAACGTTGTAATCGACTCGGCGACCAAATTTCCGAATCAGACCGCGCGGGTCGTCGTCACGACCGGGAACGTCTATCTCAGATTCACCAGCAACGCCACCGATACCGCATCTGTCACCACGGATATGCCGGTTCTTTCTGGCACCGTTGAGACGTTCTCCAAGGGCGACAATTGCAATATCGCAATCGTTGCTGATACGACGGCGACCGTGTGGGTGACGGTCGGGGAAGGTATGTGATGAGCGAAGCTCGCGCGCAGGGCGACACTGCTCTCTCCACCGATAACACCGTCGTCCGGTGGATCAAGGAGATCGAGCTGTACGAATCCAAGGCTGATGCATGGGAGACCAAATCGAAGAAGATCCTGCGCCGGTATAAGGACGAGCGGAACGCGCGCGAGGGCAAGGAGAGCCGGTATAACGTGCTCTGGTCGAATATCCAGACGCTGCTCCCGGCGCTCTATTCGAAGAATCCGAAGCCGGACTTTCAGCGACGCTTTCTCGATGCCGATCCGGTCGGCCGCGTGACGTGTCAGGTGCTTGAGCGCGCCACGAGCTTTACGCTCGACAAGGAAGACTTCTTTCTCACCGCGCGTCAGTGCGTGACCGATCGGCTGTTACCGGGTCGCGGCACGGTCTGGATTCGCTATGTGCCGCACTTCGCCGAGGGCGGGGACGGCATGCTTGGCAACGAAGGCGCGGAGATTGATGACGACGCCGACGCCAACGAAGCCCCGGACGTTCCGCAGACAGCATCGAGCGGCGAGCCGATCGTCGACGTTGAATACGAAGAGATCGACATCGATTACGTGCACTGGTCGGACTTCGGCCATACGATCGCCCGCACATGGCAGGAAGTGCGCGCCGTGTGGCGCATCTGCTACCTGACGCGCGAGGAACTGGTGAAGCGCTTCGGGGCCGACAAGGGCAAGCGCGTGCCGCTCGACTACAAGCCGGAAGACCTGAAGGGGCAGGAGGTCACGGAATACCAGCAGAAAGCGCGTATCTACGAGATCTGGGACAAGACGACGAAGAAGGTCTATTGGCTCTCGAAGGGCATGATGTTCGAATGCCTCGACGAGCGGGACGACATGCTCGGGCTCGAAGACTTCTTCCCATGCCCGCGCCCGATGCTGCCGAACCATGCCAACGATACGGTCATCCCGGTGCCTGACTACGCGATGTATCAGGATCAGGCGAACTCGCTTGACGATCTGACCTCGCGTTGCAAGCTGCTGTCGGATGCGCTGCGCGTGGCCGGAGTCTACGATTCGAGCGTGCCGGGGCTCGCGCAGATCCTTGCGGGTGGCTATGACAACCGGCTCGTGCCGGTCGACTCATGGGCGGCATTCGCGGAGAAGGGCGGCGTACAGGGGGCGATTGCGTTCATCCCTATGCAGGAGATCGCCGAGACGCTCCAATCGCTCTACGAGACGCGCGAGAAGGTCAAGCAGGACCTGTACGAGATCACCGGCATGGCCGACATCATTCGCGGCTCGACCGATCCTGACGAGACCTACGGCGCGCAGAAGATCAAATCCAATTGGGCATCGATCCGCCTGGTGGATATGCAAGCCGAGGTGCAGCGTTTCGCGCGTGATGTCGTCGTGCTGGTGGCTGAAGTGCTCGCCAATCAGTTCGACATCAAGACGCTCGCCGAGATCTCCGGCTATCCGCTGATGACCGCGCAGGAGAAGCAGATTGCGCAGATGATCACGCAGATGGGTGGCACGCTGCCTGATGACATGGAAAAGCCATTCAGCGAGCCAACGTGGGAAGAGGTCGACAAGCTGCTACGCGATTCGAACATGCGCCATTTCCGGCTCGACATCGAGACCGACTCGACGCTCAAGATGGACCAGATGCAGGAGAAGCAGGACCGCACCGAGTTTCTGACGGCGGTTGGCGGCTTCCTGAAGTCGGCCGAAGGCGCAGATCCGGCCATGATGCCTCTGCTCGGCCAGATGCTCATGTTCGCGGTGCGCGCGTTCCCGGTCGGAAAGCAGATGGAGTCTTGCTTGCAAGAGACGGTTGATGCGCTTGAGAAGCGGGCCAAGCAGGCGCAGA